GAACGGTGCGGTCAACTATTCTTCGGTCATCCAGTATTCGCTGAACTCGGGCACTTGGACGACGATCACCACGACGACGCCGATCCAAGTCACGACGCCAACCAACTGCACGACGACAGATGGAACGATCTACACGACCTCGACGGCGCTCGCTGACGGCGGGTCGTTGATCGAAGGCGAATACTGCACGAACAACACGACCGGCAACACGTCGATCCAGCTCACGCGCAAGGAACACACGATCTGCCTTCAGATCGACAGTGCGCAGGTTCAGAACGGCGACACTATCCAGCTCCGGATGACGGATAGCGGGGCTGCCAACGACACCGACACGACGATCCCGACGATCACCGTTCGGGAAGTCGCTAACACAAACATCCCGCTTGACGCGGGGTCATTTACGCTCACTGGCTACACCGCCACGGTCACGGCGGCATCGGATACCCCGGTGCCACTGGACGCGGGGTCTTATGCCCTAACGGGCCATGCGTTGACGCTGGACACGGGCCTGCCACTGGACGCAGGCTCTTACACCCTGACGGGCTATGCGTTGACACTGGACACGGGGTTGAGCCTCGACGCTGGGTCTTATGCCCTAACGGGCTATGGCCTGTCTGTGGGCCTTTCCGTGGGTCTGGACGCCGGGTCTTATGCGCTGACGGGTTACGCCGCAGACGTGGGGCTAAATATCCCGCTCGACGCGGGCACATATACGCTGACGGGTCTGGACTTGACGGTTCAGACAACCGGAAACGTCAATGTCCCTGTGGACGCAGGCTCTTACGCCCTGACCGGCTACGGTCTTGCGCTGGACTTCGGCGTTCCGCTTGCGTCCGGGGCGTTTACGGTCACGGGCTACGACCTGGCCGTCAACCGGACTTCCCCGCTAGAGGCGGGCGTGTTCAACCTGACGGGCTACGCGGCCACGGTCGGTGCCGGGAACACGGTGGCGCTTGACGCCGGCTCGTATGCTGTTGCGGGCTACGGCATCACGGGGCTGTTCACGCTCGCCCTGGACGCAGGCTCCTACAGCCTGACCGGACATGCCTTGTCGGTGAATACGACGGGCAATGATTCGGTGGCGCTTGCTGCGGGCAGCTATGCCCTCACGGGCTACGCGGCTAACATGAACCGGCCCGTTGGGCTGGACGCAGGCTCCTACACGCTGACGGGCTACGCCCTGACGCTAAATCGGGCGATCCCGCTCGGGGCGGGGTCTTACGCCCTTTCGGGGCATGACCTCACGGTTTCGGAGGTCGCCCCGCTGGCGCTTGACGCCGGTTCGTATGCCCTCACGGGCTACGGGCTGACGATCGGACGGACCATCGGTCTGGACGCGGGGTCTTACACCCTGACGGGCCGGCCGCTCGGGGTCGTGACACTAATCATTGACCCGGCGAATACGCGGATTGATACACCGCTCCTCGGGGATCGGTCTGACGCTGCGGCGTTGGGTGACAGGATTGATACGCCTCGGGCGCGGGGAAGGAGTGTGGCGGGATGACGTGGCAATTCAAAGACCCGAACGAGGTTCTTGATTATCAGGTTGATTGGACGGCTGCGCTTGCCGGGGATACAATTTCCACATCTAACTGGACGGTCCCGAGCGGCATCACGCAGGACAGCGCGGCGAACACGACCACTACCGCGACGATTTGGGTTTCTGGTGGCACCGACGGCACCAGGTATGATCTGACGAACCGCATCACGACTACGGCGGGACGCACTTTTGATCGGGTAATTTCCCTGTTTGTGCGGGAGACGCAGGTTGCCGCCACGCTGACGGCCACTGTCGGCGGGGCTTCGTCTGACAGCTACGTAACTGAGGTGGAATATCTGGATTACGCCCTGAAACGGGGGTGGACAGTGAGCACGGGGCAGGAGGCAAACCTGCGAACGGCGGCGCTCTATCTCGACAACTCCTACCGTTGGAAGGGCCAAAGGGTCACATCTACGCAGGCACTCGATTGGCCGCGCGTCATGGTAGAGTATGTGGACGGCTTCCCTGTGTCGTCGGAGACCATCCCGCAGGCAATCAAGGATGCGCAGTGTGAAATGGCGTATCTGTTGCAGGGCGGGGCCGACCCGTTCGCCACTCTCACAGGCGGCGGCATCGGCAGGAAGCGCGAGAAGGTTGACGTGATCGAGCGCGACATAACCTATACCGCCCCCCGCGAGCGTCCGGCTTACCCGGTCGTTGATGGCCTTGTTGCGGACTACGCAAACGGCAAGGCGGGTCAGGTGGGCGGGTCAATACCACTGCTTCGTGCGTAAGGTTGAGGACATATCGCTTCGGGACACCCCCGGTCAGCAGGAAGTCCGCGACATTGCGCATGACGCCGCCGCAGCGGCCCGCCTGGGGCGCTTGAGGGCCATTGCGGTTGTCACCATAGCCAACGGGCAAGAAACCGACGCACGGGCCTTTGCGGGCCTCTCACGCACGGATCGGCTTTTGCTGATCGCAGAACTAGAGAACCTGAAGGCGGCTCTCAGGGATTAACCCATGACAATTTACTCCGACATGCAGTCGGTAGCGGACACGCTACTGGCAACGGACCTATTCGGCGCGTCCCTGACTATTCGGGGCAAGCCGACACCGGGCGATCCTGTCACCGGCCTGGGCGGGTCAGATGGGGCTACCAGGACGGTCACGGCGGCGATTGTGGGCGTGGATTACCGCACCTTCCCCGACACGATTGCGGAGATTGGGGACAAGATGCTGGTTTCCTCGGATGAAATCAATGTGGGCGAGGTTTGGGTGGATGGCTCGGATGAATGGCATGTGGTGCAGGTGATGGAGGTCAAGCCCGACAACGCAACCGGCATTCTGTGGAAGGCGCTTGTCCGTGGCTGATAACTTCGGGGCGCAGCTCAAGGCGTTCGCAGACAAGACCGGGGAAAAGCTAGAGGACGTGGACCGGGGGTTCAAGTTGGCGCTCGGCAACCGGCTCGTGCTGAACACGCGCGTCGATACGGGCCGTCTGCGCGGCAATTGGCAGGTAACGACGGGCGCTCCGGCGCAAGGCGAAACGGGGCGGCTACAGTCTGAGGCAAATTCCGCTCTCAATGCATCAGAGGCAGCGCGGATTGCGCCTTTCAGCGTGACCTACTTCACGAATAACGTGCCTTACGCATTCGTGTGGGAGGAACGGGACGGCATCACGGGGCGGGCCATAGCGGACGCAAGGCGGGTTCTGGACGAGGCGGTGCGCGATGCTTGAGATTGAACAGGGCCTAGTCTCCGACTTCATCACGCAAGCCTTCGGGCTTCCGATAGCCCATGAGAACGACGACTACACGCCGACCAAGGGCACACCGTGGGTTCGCCTGCGGGTGTTCCAAAACCCCATCGAACCGGTCGGGATTAACGACCTGTCGGAGACGACGGGCGTGTTTCAATTCACGTTGCATTACCCGCTCGGCGCGGGGGCAATCACGGCCAAGTCTCAGGCCGACACGATATTCGCGGCGTATCCGCTGCGGAGGCGGATCACCTACTCAGGGCAGGTGATCCTTGTAACGGGCCAGCACGTTCTGAGTGCGGCCCCCATTGACGGCTGGTTTCAGGTCGTCGGGCGGATCGAATACCGCGCATACCTAGACTAAGGGAAACAGAAAATGGCTACTGGCGACACTTATGCGGCGCTTGGCACCACGTTCAAGGTGGCGTCGGGCAAACCTGCAAGCGAGGATCAAATTGGTTACGGGGCACTTACCTGGAACACTGTGGGCGGGGTTCAGTCCCTTCCGCAGCGGGGCGACATTTACGAGGACATCTCGGAGGCCGCGCTTGCAGACGGTCGGGTGGAACACTTCGCCGGCCAGGTTGACGGCGGGGTTCTGGAAATCCCGATCAAGTACATCGAAGCAGATACGGGTCAGGGCATCCTTGAGGGCGTGACGGACAATAACGCCACGTATTCCTTCCAGGAAGTCGGCCCCAACGCCGTGGCGCGGTTCTACTATGGCCGCATTCACGGCCTGCAACAGCGCGAGGCAACGCCGCAATCGTTCCAAGGGTATCTCCTGACGTTTTCGGTCAACTCCGCGACGTTTGAGGGCACTGAGGAGTCGTAATGGACCTCACGCAACTGGACGTTAAGGCGGCATCCGAAAAGGGTGCCGTCTTGACTATCAAGCACCCCATGACGGGCGAACCGCTCGAAGGCGTGACGATTACCGTGATTGGGCGAGACAGCCCTTCCGTCCGGGCGGCGATGCTTGAAATCGAGCGCCGAAAGGCAAAGGGCGAGACGATTGACAGGGATGAGGAAGGGCTAGAGTTGCTTTCCTCTGTCGTGAAAGGGTGGGAGGGCATCGAGTTTGAAGGCCAGCCGCTTGAGTTCTCCAAGGCCAATGCGCGAAAGCTGTTTTCTGATCCGCGCACCGAGTGGATCGGGGAACAAGTCGGCCCTTTTGCCTTGAGCCGTCGCAATTTCGCCAAGAACTTGCCGAGCGACTGAGGCTCTACGCCAAGCAGCTTGGGTTTCTTCACGCGACGGTCAAGGGGGCATCCGGCCCCCGGATCAACTTCTATCGCAACCCACCCCTGCCGGAAATCACGACGGGGGCGTATCTTAGAGATGCCTTTCTCAACCTCGGCATGGCCTCAGACGGCCCGCTGCAATGGTCGGAAATTGAGGCTTATGGACGCATCACGGGCGAGATAGCGGAGCCGTGGGAGGCGCAGACGGTGCGCCTCATGTCCGTGGAGTATTTGTCAGGTAAGGCACTGACAGACGGGCTTGCGCGGCCACCCTATGACTTTGAGTAGCCCTTTTCGGACATGCAGGCGTCAAATGCCCGCATCCTGATTTGGGCATTCAAGTCAATGCCTGCGTAGTCAAGGCGCTGCGGGACTTGGCGCGTGGCATCGGCCATGCAAGAATCAATGTCGGCCTGACGTGTCGTGTTGTCTCCGTTGTCATAAGACGCGGGCGTGACACACCCGGCGAGCAGAAGCGGCAAAATAAAGTAACGCAAAGGTCTCTCCTATGGTCGATGTAGCATCCTTACAAGTTAGGGTTGACACCACAGACCTTGCAAGGGGTGAGGCCGCGCTTGAGTCGTTTACTGCGGAAGGGCGCAGGGCGCAAACCTCCGTTAGCGGTCTCGGCCCCGCGACCGCCAAGGCGGGCCGGGCGAGCGGGCAATTCGGGCGTCAGGTACAAAACGCATCTTTTCAGATCGGTGACTTTGCCACCCAGGTTGCGAGCGGACAAAGGGCTTCCGTGGCCTTCGCGCAGCAGTTCCCACAGTTGGCGGGCGGCTTCGGCGTATGGGGTGCCGCTATCGGTGCCGTGGTGGCGATTGGAGCGGCGCTCGTTCCTGTCATCTGGAATATGCTTGACGGCGCGGAGTCGCTAGACGACGCCATGAGCGATCTGGAAGAAACATCGGATCGCCTGAACTCGACACTGAAAATCCTCCGAACCTCGACGGCTGATCTTGTCAGCAAATACGGCGAGGCCGCAACGCAAGTTCGGGAGTTTGCGCTTGCACAGGCCGAGTTAGAGGCCGCACAGGCTGCCCGACGTTTCTCGCAAGAAGTTGATATTCTCGGGGACGTGATCGACGGCTACACCCGAGCGCAGAACGCGGGCCGCGATTACGCAAACACCCTTAACCGCATTTCCAAGGATTTCGGCCTCTCAAGATCGGCTGCGGCTGAATTCGAGGCCATCCTAGAGAACCTTGAGAACGCGGGGACGATAGATGCGCAGGCTGCGTCCCTTGAGCAAGTCTTGACCTTCCTTCGTGAGAACAACGTCGAGTTGTCCAAGATACCCGAAGAAATGGGGCGGGCTATCTCGGAAATGATCGTCTTTCAACGGGAGACGGCAGCGGCAAAGGAGTTGATGCGTCAACTTGCCGGTGAGGCGGAGGGCGTCACCGTTGGCGTACCCCTCTTTAACCAAGGGTTCAGCCCATCGGAACTTTTGCCCCCTACGGCCAACGATGACGACAGACCGCCACAGAGCGTCGATTCTCCGCGTGACACGTTCGCGGTTGACCTTGAGCGACTTCGTGAAAGCCTGCGCACCGAGCGCGAAGTCGTTGACGCTTGGTACAACGAGAGCCAAGCCCTTCTTGAGCAGCGCCGCGCAATGGAAATCCTTGGCGAGCAGGGGCACCGCGAGGCGCTTCTGGCGGTTGAGGAAGAATATCAGCGTAAAGTGCGGGATATTCGCCTCTCGGAGCAGGATCGCGCCCTTAGCTATCAGGCGTCCTTCTTTGGCGCTATGGCGCAAGCCGCTTCGTCTGGTGGCGAGAAGATGGCAAAGGCCGCTGCGGTGTTCGGTGCCGTAGAGGCTACAGTTAACGCCTACAGAGCCGCAGCGCAGGCGCTTGCTGACCCTTCGGTGCCGTTTTGGGGCAAGGCGGCGGCATATGCGTCCGTACTGGCAACCGGCCTTGGAGCAGTGGCCGCAATTCGGCAGGCCGGTTCGGGCGGAGGCACAACGGCATCAACAGCAGCCCCGGAAGCCCCGGCAGCGGCAAACGTCAACACGTCGCCCCGTGTCGCGCTCACCCTCGTTGGCTCTGAGTCGGCCACCTACAGCAAGGCACAAGTGCGCGACCTCATCAATGCAATCAACGAAGAAGTCGAGGGCGGCGCGATTGTCCGACTTGCGTAAATGTAGTAAAATCAGCGGACTGAGACGTTCCCGCGCCTCAGTCCGCCTAGCCAATCGAACCTGTATGGAGGCTCAAATGGATAACGACCACAAAATACAAATATCAACCTTGCGTCAATTGCTTCGCTACGACCCCAAAAGTGGCGAATTGTTTTGGTTGCGGCGCGGCAAAGAAAATATGCCAAACGATAGTGCAAGGCGCACGTGGAATACAAAATACGCGGGGAGACCCGCGTTTGCAGTCGAACAGCAGGGATACAAGGCGGGCCGCGTGTTGGGCGTGTCTTTGAAGGCTCACCGTATTGCGTGGGCGCTGTCTTATGGGCGCTGGCCTCGGGGAGAGATTGACCACATTAACGGCGACAGGGCTGACAACAAACTTTCCAACCTTCGGGAAGTTTCTAGGCTGGAAAACCGCAAAAACCTCAAGCGTCAATCGAACAACAGTTCAGGGATGACGGGGGTTTCTGGCAGGGGTGATCGTGGGTTCCAAGCCTATATAAAAGTAAAAGGGAAGCAGATGCACCTTGGATACTTTAATCGTCTTGAGGATGCTTGCGCCGCACGGTTGGAGGCCGAGCGCGTGTACGGCTTTCATCAAAATCACGGTAGGCTTGCCTAATGGGTGTTATTTTCGAGGCGGGTTACAGTCTACCCAACGGCGACGAGCCGCTAACACACGCGCGGATTGCTCATGCGTCAAACTGGCTGACTGGCGGCACCGTCACCGCATCAAGCACCGCAACGGACTTCGATGCCGGCGCGGCGAACAACTCCCTGACTTACGAGAAGTGGAAGGGCACCACGGCGGCGACCTGGGAGTATGACCACGGCTCCGCAGTGGAGTGTGATTACTGCGTGATCGGGGCGCACACGATGGGAACCGATAGCGCCACGTTCAAGGTGCAGGGGTGGAACGGTGCGGCATGGGTGGACCTGTGCGCAGATACGTCGCCAACTGAAAACAGCCCCATTATGGTGATTTTCGAGCCACGGTCATATGACAGGTGGCGGGTGAACATATCGACCGGCACCCCCGAAATCGGCGTCATCAAGTTCGGCCTTGCCCTACAAATGCAGCGGCCCATCTACGGCCAATATACGCCATTTGCATATGCCAGGCAGACGCAGATGCGGGCGAACTACTCGGAGACCGGCGAGATATTGGGGCGCACGAAACAGCGCACATTTCTAGAGTTCCCGATTGAGTGGCGTCAGCTAACGCGGACTTGGCTAGATGCGAATTGGTATGCGGCCCTCAAGGCAATCGAGGATGAGCCGTTTTTCATTGCGCCGGTTCCGTCCAGTTTTCCAGATGTGGCATTGGCGCAGGTGTTGCAGCCGCCGTCTGCGCCGGTTCAAACCGCAAGCGGCTTTCTTGGCGTGTCTCTGAATATCAGAGCGCGGGCTTATGACTAAGGAGAGAGAAATGGACCCCATCGTTATCATCGCGATCATTATCCAGTGGCTTGCAATCGCTGGCGCTTGACTGAATAGGGGCGCGGGGAAATGACCGAGACAACACCCGGACGCGAACCGATCCAGGTTGTCGAAATCGTGCAGCCTCTTTGCGCGAACACGTTTGGCTCCGCGCCCTGTACCGCTACCGGCACGAATGACGAGAAGTGCTATAACACCCGTGCAACGTGCCTCGATACGGCAAATTACGACGGCTCATCGGAGCTTTCGCTTTACTTTGTAAGCGGGAAGGTTGCGGAGGCGTCTATCGGCACCGGCGGCGCGTCCGGTTCTGCGTTTTCGTCGGGCTTCGCATCTGGCTTCGGCGGCGGTAGCTCGCTCCGCATTCAGGTCATTCCCTCGCTTGTGTCGGTATCCACAGCACCCACGCGGGTGAACCTCGCCGGGGCCAATCCTGACGCGCAGGGCCTTGGCAACCGCGCGGTGTGTTCCATTACCTTCGCAGATCATCCCCATACGGATCGCCGCGTTGATCCTTACTTGAGCGGGCGCACGTTTGACCCGTATCAGCGCGGCTCGTTTTGGACAAAGTGGCTCGTTCGGAACAAGTACCGGACGAACATGCTTATCCGCGTTTATGAGGGATACGCGGGGCAAAATCTGACCTCTATGGTCAAGCGCACATATTTCCTGCAATCGCTTCAAGGCCCGGACGCCTCGGGCCGGATCAGGGTCGAGGGGAAGGATATTCTCGCCCGCATCGAGGAGCGGAAGGCGCAAGCCCCCGCCGCATCACCGGGCGAGTTGTATGCAGACATAACCGACAGCGCGACTTCGTTTGAGCTCGCGAACGCGGTTGAGGCGGATTACCCGGCCAGCGGAACGGTGCGCATCAATGATGAGTTGATGACCTACACGGCCCGCGCGACTTCGGCTAACGGCATTGAGTTGACGGGGGTAACGCGGGGGACGGATGGCACCACGGCGGCGGAGCATTCCGCAGAGGACGCGGTGCAAGAGTGCCTGCGCTACACGAGCGCATCGGTTGATACCATTCTGTCTGACCTTCTGACGACCTACGGCGGCATTCCATCCTCCTACCTCGATACGGCAAATTGGGCTACAGAGGTGGGCGAATATCTCTCGCTTTACAATCTAAGCACCGTCGTTTCCGAGCCGACTTCGGTTGCGGAACTGGTTTCACAAGTGCAGATTCAGGCCGGGTGCTTCATCTGGTGGGATGAGCGGGACGCGCTCGTGAAACTCAAGGCCATTCGCGGCATCGACGCCGAACCTCCCACCATCACCGCAGAGGCAAACATTCTTGCGGGGTCATTCTCGCTCACTGAGAAGCCCCGAGAGCGGGCCTCAAGGGTGTGGGTGTTCTTCGATCACCGGAACTATGTCGATAGCCTTACCGACGCCGACAGTTACCGCCAGCAATCGGTATTTGCTGATTTGAACAGCGAGACGGACGAACTCTACGGCGAGCCGTCTATCCGCAAGATTTTTGCCAATTGGCTTCAAACCGGCGCATTGGCGGACACTACGGCATCCAAAATCATCACCCGGTTTGTTGACGTTCCGGCGCAATGCAAGTTCCGCATGGACGCGAAGGACCGGACGTATTGGGTCGGGGATACAATCACGATTTCGCATCACATGGACGTGGACGCCTACGGCAATCGCCGGCTGCGGAACTGGACGATTGTGAGCGCCGAAGAAGTCGTGCCGGGTGAGACGGTCGAATACATGGCCGAAGATACGACGCTCTACGGGCGCATTCACTACATCATGGCGTCGGGTGCGGCTGACTATCCCGGCGCGGCAAGCGTCCCGTTCAAGAATTGCTACATCGGCAATTCTGCGGGGCTTCTTTCTGACGGAGCAACAAGCGGGCGGATTAACTGATGACGACATGGGTGACTATCCCGAACACGGACATTGACCAGGACAGCCCGGTCACGCAGCCGCTCGTTACTGCGTTGCGGGACAACGTGGCCGCTGCGCTTGAGGGCGACACGACAAGCGGCACCCCGCCAATCCACGGCGTTCCGTATATCGTCGAACGACAAGAACCGACAACAGATGTTGCGGCAATTGAGTTTACAACCGACGTTTCAACCTTTGGCTCGTTAGAGGTAACTTGGATCGGAAGGATAAACGGGGCTTCAACTCTCACAGTACAAATCCGGGAGAACGCCGGAACTTGGCGAACTGTTTGC